ATGGGAACGCCGACTTTGGCGTTCTGGTAGCCACCGGCTTTGATTGCGATGTCGATGAGTTGGAGGAGGCTATTGGCCTGCTCCTGCGTAAGTTCGATGTGAATCATACGGTCGGAGCATCGGCAACAACCTCAGGCTCGGCAACAACAACCGGAGCGGGCGGCACCCACGGCAGCGGCAGCACCACAACCGGAGGGTTGATCTGCGCTTCGATCTGCGCGGTGACGTTCGCTTCGATGGCCGCTTGATCGACTCCGTTGGCGTAGCACCAGTCGAGAACCTGCTGCTCGGTCAGTTCATTGTAAGGAGTGAAGCTGCCAGTCGGCGGAGCGAACGAGCAGCTACCGTAGCAGGTTCCGCTGTACGATTCCTGCGAGCCGTTGCACCTCCAGTCGGCGGTGATGACGACATCGGTGTAGGAGCCTTCGGTCGGCTTAACGAGAAGGCGTTCGATGATCCAAGAGATGTTCATGTTAGGCGTTTTTCAGAGCGTTGACTTCGGCGGCGAGTTCCTGAATGGCTTTCACAAGCACAGGAATGAGGTCTTGGCGAACGGACTTGTAAGGAGCTTCGCCTTCGGGAGCGGGGTCTTTCCACTCGTCGATGAGGTTAGGAAACACCTGCTCAAACTCCTGAGCGATGAAGCCTCTGTCGCCTTTGATATCCTTACCCTTACCAGCTTTCCAGTCGAACTTGCGCGGTTTCAGCGCGAGAATCGCACCGAGTCCAACGTCGATATCCTGCACGTTCTCCTTCAACCGAGCATCGGAGATGGCTGAGATGGTCGTGTTTGTGGCGTTGATTACACCGGCTGACGTAACGTAAAAACGATATGCTGCCGCAGACGTTGAATAAAAGTCATAACACGAAGTTGCGGCAGTGCTTTGATTGGTTGTTACAGCAAGAGTGAAATGACCAGTTGCGCCGTTATTAAGCAGCAAGCGACATCCAGTTTCAGAAGTGACTGAAGCATTTGCAGTTCCAACCAACAACCGCCCACTCGCATCCAGCGTCATCGCTTGCGTTGGTGTAGCAGTAGCTCCAGCCGTCGCATTTGCAGTGGTTCCAAACCACTTGTGCGCTCCGGTGGACAACTCATAACGATACTCTCCAACATACAAAGAAGCTATCGCTTTGATATTGGTGTTGTCATTGTATCCATTGAACAACAGTCCGTAATAACCGTAAGAGTTAGCTCCGTAGAGTGCGCTGTTGTTGAAAATCTGAATAGCGCGATATTGATTTCCCCACGCACTCGGCGTAACCCCGATGCCGACGTTGCCATTTTCTCCGTCTATTGTAAGAGCATTGGTGTAATACGCAGGGTTTTCCGCAGACGAAGCGGTCGTTTTGATTCGGAAAACAATGTTTCCGAAGTCGGTCGTTTTTTGAGCTAGAACAACCTTTCCAGTAAGAACATTTCCGTTGGAAGATGTTCTGATTAACGAGAAGATCGAATCTTGAGATGACGTGTCTCCAGTGCCACCGTTCAACGTCAGCTTTGATGCAGAAAGAGGACTCGCACCCACGCCCAAGCCGGTGGCATTCAACGTCATCCGAGTGCCGCCTGCGCCGTCGTACCAGACGCACGAACCAGTAGAAACAGAAAGCAGATCGTAAAACGTCGTGCTACCAACACCGGAACGGGAAATTATAAAATTGTCATTCCCGTTTCCGAATCCCATCCGAGCTTTCCAAGATGACTTGGTAGCATCGTCCTGTGTATTCAATGCGGTCATGTTTGTCGTTATTGCAAACGCATCAAGGGCATCCTTTTCGCGCAAACGAGCAAACGTGTTCTGGAGGCCGATGTTTAAGGCTTTTACAGTACCAATCGCACCAATCGTCAAACCGGCATCAGTTCCGGTAAGCGGAGAGGCGGTATTGATTCCAACGACATCGCTCGCAGAAACCACCTTCAGAGTGCTGGTATCCACCGTCAGGTCGCCGCTGATGGTGGCGGTTCCCGGTACGGTGATGTTGTTGCCGCTCGGTCCGGTTGCGGTGTACAGCTCGCTGAAGTTGCTGTTTGTGTACTGGAACGCCGTACGCAACGGTGTTCCCGTTCCGTCATTCGGGGCTGCGCCTACGTTAATCGTTTGCTGTGCCATAGTATGAGATGTTTCCTAAGCGATTATTAAAATTGGGTTTGATCAGCGGTAATCGTCGTCACATCGGCGGTAATCGATGTTAGATCAGCCGTCAGCGGAAATCCAACCGATCCTCCAGTCGAATCCGATATGCGATTCAAAAGCGCAAGCTCAAGCAGATCCATCTCCCACGGGGAACGGCATCCGCTTGCGGAAACCTCCGCAATAAGTTGAGCAGCCTCCGTGCAGGTTATGGATGATGCTTCAGGCATGTTATTGGTTCACAATGAGGAACCACGCGGTTCCGTTGCTGGTGAATACAATCCTGCTGTACTGCGAAGTCAGAACATGGTTTGCAGCCCCATTGATCGTTTCGGATGCGTACGGATCAACGGTGACATTGTTTGCGCCTCCAGAATTGGTCCGAATCACGCAAAAGATTCTCCCATTGGCCGTCGCAGCGGGTGGAAGCGAAACAATGATCGGGCCGGATGTTGCGTCGGCCAGAATGGTGTAATCGGTCGAAACGATTGTCGTCGATACGGTAACCGAACGAACAGTTCCAAATGACGCCGCATTGGCCGCAGCGGTACCGGCTCCGTCCGCGATGCGATTGAGAAGCGCAATCTTCGCCATCTCACGCTCCCACGGCGAGCGGCATCCAAGTGGGCTTACCTCACTCAGCAACGTCGCTGTTTCAGTGCATGTAATGTCGGACATACGCTTTGGAATTTATCAGGCCATCGGACCGGAGCCGCGACGCATCACCTCGGCGATGAAACCCTCGCGCGCGCCGCCACCCTCAGATTCCATCTCCTCACCCTCGCCCTCCTCCTCATAGCCACGCTCGGCCAGCTTCTTGCCCTTCGACTTCTTCTCGTAGCCGGGAATGGCCACGCCATCAATCTCGATGAACTCAGCTTTGCCGTTCTTACCGAGAACGATAGTCGCCATCGTCTGGAACGCCTCGCCTTCCTTCAGATTCTCGGGGATTTCAACGCCTTCGGGGAGAGTAAAACTCGGCATGACGGAAGCATCAGATTGTCGCGCATACTGTCAAGGCTAATGCGACGCGAAAAACCCCCTACCAGCCTTTCGGGCCGATAAGGGGCTACCTCGCAACGAGGCTGCTACAGACATACAACCTATGAGTCAATCAACCGGGGCGACGGTAGTGGAAAAGAAAAAACCCGCAAGCCTTTCGACTCGCGGATTCTTTCGTAGCGTAGGATTAGCTGATCCGATTAGGAGCAGATGATCTGAGTCAGCGCGCCAGTGCAGCGGCGGAAGATGATCGTCATACCTTGATTGGTGAAGATCGGCTCCGGCGCGTGAATGAACTCGGCGTAGTGCTGACCCTTCTTGTCGAGAGGATCGGCGCAATCGGTGTTCAGCTTGTAGGCACCAGTCACCCACTGCCACTCGCCCATGTAGTTGGTCGGCATCCAGCTCAAGTCACCAACACGGTTCACAGGGCGAACAATGTGGCTCTTGAACACATACGGGGTGACGATGAAGGCACCTTCGTACGGGGCGGTCGTCCAGCTCGGATTGACGCTGAACACCGTGCCTTTGCCGGTACCGGCGGAGCTGGTGAACGGTTGAACCAGCGTGTACTTGCCGCCAGCATAGGTGAAGCGGGGCGGGAACAGATTCGGCACATGCCGGAAGTTCTTGATGACCCGATTGGCACCAATGCGCTTGAGCAGCTCCGCGCCAGTGCCACTGCCCATGTCGGCGTAGCGCAGATCGTCGCGGAATCCAGGGTTGTTCTGAGCGATGCGCTGGCTGGCCTCCAGACCAATGTACAGCGGGAACACCGGGCCGTCGCTCGAATAGCTGATGAAGCCAGAGCTGTCGGGGTTGGTGGCACCATTGCGGATCAGGGTGGCAGCAGCCACATCGAGCATTTCCTGAGTCAGCTCCGAGGTGGACTGGTTCAAAGCCTGACCAACCGAACCAGTCTGAATCCAAGGCAGCTCATTCACACCAGCGGGAATCGTCTCCACCTGAGTGAAGGACGAGTCGGCCACGGCCTTGATGGCGTACTTGGCGAAGATGTTCTGGTAGCGAGTCTCCCAAGAACGCTGCGCGCGGATGGAGAGCTTCTCCAAATACACGCGCAGGAACGCCTCGACGCGATGGTCGAAGGTCAGGTCATCCTTACAGAGGAGCGGACCCTTGAGGGCGAAACGCTCAGGACTCCAGGTGACGGCATCATAGCCGACCGGAACGTCATTGTAGGTGACATCGCAAGCACCACCATTGCTGCCGGGGTTGCCGGAGGCGAGGGTGATAGCCGACCACTCCTCAGCCGCAGTCGGCTCGATGGAGGTCGTGGTGAACGAGGTCTGGGTCAGACCCGTACCCTGAGGATACTCGCCGCGCTCAATCATGTTGAGCCACATCGAGCGATACGAGGCGCGTTTGTAGACGTCCTGCGCGAGCGACTCAGTAGCCACCGCGAAGGCGTTAAAGACATTAGGACAAGCCATGTTAGGAAATATGTTAAACCGACGTTATCTGCATTACGGTAGGCCATCCTATCCATCACACGACGGCTGATTGGCCGACCTTCCATTTGCGGAGCGTCATTGCCGCTTAGACAGGCGCATTCAATGACCAGTTGAATGCAACTCTTAAGGTCGATGCGCGGACTGACGCATAAGAATGGCTAATAAGTCAATCAGAATAAATCGGTCGATTGGCAATCCGAAGGATTGGCAATTATCTCGTCGGTCAGCTCCGACTGCTCCGCCATGTACGAGCTGTAACCCTTGAGTAGGCCAAGTTTGTGAGGCTGGATGATATGCTCGCGAGCGATGAATCCTCTGAATGTGTATGGGCCGGGGAAAGTTCCGGTCATCAGAACGTAGTAATCAACAGCCTCGGTCTTCACGCCCTTACGCGCATCGACCAATAGCTTTCCATTGTCGTACTTGGTTGTTTTGACATCGATGCGGAATCCCGGCGGAGGCGGGATAACCGCGTCGTAGAGCGGATGCGGAGGCTCACGGTCGGTATCAATGTCAGGATACACATTGAACAGGCGACAGAAAGCAAGCTCGCCAGCAATACCCTCAAGATCGACCGTATGCGGATCTTCCGCGCTGATCTTCAGATTCGTGACGTTGAAATAGCGATTACTGCCGTTTCGATTCTTGGCTACGAAGTGGGCCAGCTTCTGCTCCGCTGTGGATAGAAATACTTTTTGACCTATTTTGATTTTGTTTAGCATGGTCAAAAAGGTGGAAAATTTTTGAGGGGGGTATCGTAAACGAAGCCCACCCGCAAAGGGGATGCCAGTCTCTCTGCCAGCGTTCACTTTTCTACTAGGAAAAGCAATCCTTTTCTGCCCCCGTTACATAAGTTTGCCTTATGTCACCCATAAGTTAACGAATGATGTACAAGATGTGTTATGTTTACTTCGTTTCGGCTTCACTCACGACGACTTCAACCGGACTTCGATCCGGCATCGATCCGAGTAAATTGATTGAAACGCTGGCTTGCTCTCCCGTTTCGCTCCAACCGAATGTCAGCGCGCTACGTTTCGCGACACTTGCAAGGATCGTTTCCCTAGTCGCTTCATCCTTCAATCCTTCCAAGTCATAACCTTCGATCCTTTCAAGCGTAGAGGCAGCGTCGGCCGCTAGTTTGCTTCGAACGATTGCAGACAACGCTTCAAGACTCTTTTCTGTCTTTACAGAAATTTCTGAAAGAGAAATCGATTTCGCCTCCCGCCTTAACTTCGTCAACCCTTCCCTTTCTGCTCGTTTTTGCAACGTCGCTTTCTTTGCACCTAGTTTGTCTGCAATCGTTCCCCAGTCGCTTCCGGCAAGGTACAGGCCGCGCGCCGTTTTCCACTGGTCATCCGTCAATTTCATCTGTCGGGAACGTACAGACGGCCCGACGGCCCGACAAGCGCGCTGACGACAGGCTGACGACAAGCGCGAAATTCCCTCGTTTTCCTAAGGTTTTCCCTCGTTTTCCATTCAATCAAAACTTTTTCAAACTTTTTCTTTGACTCTTTCCACCCTCCACCCTAGTCTGTCCTCACCAATGAAATCCGCGCTTCAAAAACTCCTCTCCTTCCTTGCCATTGCCATTGCCTACGTTGCCTTGGGCTACGCCTTTTTCTTCGTTTTCTTCCGTTCTCAATTCTAAACCTCAATCCAAAATCCCATGAATTATCCGCAATCAATCCCCGCCGCCTACCAATCCGCCGACTTGGAACGTGCCTATCGCCTAGGCTGGAATCACGGCCACGGCATCGCATGCCATAATGTCCCAAAAATTGGAGAGCGGATGAATCGATGCATTGATTGGGTTGGCTTGGAAATCGTCACGCCGGAAAATATCGCTGAATATCACGAATTGCTTTGCTTCGCCGCCGAATCCAATTCCCGCGAATATTCCCCCTTCGAATTCATCGCCCATGAATTCAACGAAAGCGAGGATTCCGAATCGCTTTGGGAAGCCTTCGAAGCGGGGACTTCCGATTCAATCCGCAACGATCTAAAGTCCTATTCTTACGCTGAATTGGCTTGAATGCCGAATCGCTGCCCATCGGCGACGGTGGGCAGAATTCAGCAGTCAAAATCCAATCAATCCCAAAATCCCATGACAAAATCCGAAGAAATCCAAATCCTCCGCGACGCCATTGCCAAGCTAGGCAAAGACTCTTACTGCGGCTCTTGGCTTTTCGACCAACTGCCATCCATCGAAAGCGCGCTTGCCAGCGATTATCCGCCGGAAGCCTACGCGTTCTCAATCCATGAGGCGCGCATCCATGCCGACAAAATCGTCGCGCAATCCAAAATCGAAGCCCAAGAAATTGAAGCGCGCGCAAAATCGGACGCCGAAAAGACTCGCGAGACGGCATGTCGTTTTGCCGATTCAATCCGCCAGAGTTTAAAGCGCGACATTGAAAGCGCGCTTCATCGAATCGAAAAGTTCTGATTCCCCGCGAGATTCTCCGGCGCAAGTCTGAGAATCCGGCGGGCAATCAAGCCCGAATCAATTAAATCCCATGACATACACTCCAGAAAACATCCACCGTTGGACTCTCCCCCGCCACTACGTCGGCGCGCAATGGGAAGGCTATTTTGTCGCGCCCGTCTCGCGCAATCGCGATTCCGACATTCTCACGGAATCCAATTTTGACCAGCAATGGGAAGCCTTGCGCGCGCATTTGGCCGACGTTCCGAATGCCGACGAATCTTCCCCGCAGATTGTACGCGAAAGGCACTTCCTTTGCGGATGGGTCGAATGGGTGGCGATTCACGAAAGCAACGAATCGGCCTTGCGTGTCGCAGATAATCTGGCCGCGAGACTGGAACGTTACCCTGTCTTAAACGAGGAAGATTGGAGCGCGCGCGAGGAAGAGGAAGCGCAAAGAGTCTGGGCGAAATGCTTTAATACCCGCGAGCGTATCGCCTATCTGCGCCGCCACTGGAGCCAGTTTGAATTCGGCAGCTTTTCCGAATTGCTGGCCGTTGCGCGCGGACGCTACTTCAACGGGTACGCTTCGGAACTGTTGGCCTGATTCCCCGCGAGACGCTACGCGAAAGCGTAGCCTCCGGCGGCGAATCAATCCCGATTCCCGAATCCAAGAAAACCAATCCATGACCGCTCAATCCACCATCACAAAATCCGAAATCTGCGCCAAGCTGCGCGCATTCGCCGCGCAACGCTCCAGTTTAGACTGGCGCAATTATGCGTCCGACTGGCGCGACAATGCCGGAATGGACGCCTTGCGTTCAGACAGAAACCGCATTCTCCAGCATGGACGCGACGCGCGCGCGCTTCTGTCGTTTGTTGAGAATTCGTCCATACCCGTTGAATTCCTCATGCGCGAATTGGAAACGGGCCGTCTGACATTCGATTCCGCGCGCGGGGAGTTGGACTATTGCACGGGACAATATTTCCCCACCGAATATCGCGCCGCAGTCTGCCGAACGCTTTCGAACGTCATTTGGCGTTTCTATCGGGACAACGTGACGCCGGACGTTCGGAAATTCGCTCGCGAGACGTTCGGACGCGGCATTGCCTCACGTTGGTTCAACTGAAATTCCTTTCCCCGCGCATCCATGAATTACTACGTCATGCAAACCTCGCTTGCGAGCGGATCGAAGCCTCAGCTTGTGCATTGGGCAAAGACTCACGACGACGCGATATCCTACGCGCGCCAGCAATTAGACCTTTGGCGCGAGACTGGCGTTGCTAATCCTCCGCGCTACACGGTCCACTATTCAGGCCAGACAACCTTGCAACCCCTTTGGGACAGTCTGGACTGAATAGTCCGGCCCATCCTCCGCGCGCCATGCGAAAGTGTGACGCGAAAGGGTAGGCCACCTATCCCCAACCAATCCCGCATCATGAATCCAAAACTTGTCCCCATCCTTCAACGCATTATCGCGCGCGATTCCGTCCTCCGCGCATTCGATCCTGACAACCTCCCGCAGTCCGCGCAGGTGTACCTCTGGAAATCCTACGCATCCCCAGACAGTGTCCTGTCCGACGATGACCGCAGTGAACTTCAATCCTACCTAACATGGTGCGCCGACGTTCAGGTACGCGAATGTTTCCGCGCGGACTCGTCCGCCGATGCCTCGCGATACTATCTTTTCGAGGACGATTCCCTCCTCATTGTCACCAACGCATTCCAGCAAGTCTGGGCCGATGCGCGGGACTTTGTTGTCGAATGTATTCTACCGCAAATGCGCCTTTCCCTCATGGACGCGGAACTCCTCCGCGCCATCGATTCGGACCATGTTGTCGAATCCATTCGCGACGATTTTTTCCATGCCTTCGCGCAGACTCTCCACAAATCCTGCGGCATCCCGCATTGCGACGCGCGCGGACATTGGAATGCCTACGCGCGGCAATTAAGCGCAACGGAAGCGGAGCGTTGCGAACTTGGCGGACTCGAATCCGGCGCGCGCGAGGGGCATTTGTTCGCCGAAACCTTCAAATACGAAACCGTCAACGCGTGAGAAAACCCATGCAAAACCATATCATCGACCGTCTGAAATCCGGAGAAACCCAAATCACCATCCATGTCGGTCCGCACCATGTTGCGGCTGATTATGTGCGCGACATCCGCCGCTGGTGGCATCAGGAGTCCGGCGCATCCGGTGCGGATTCTGAAGCAATCCACGACGATGGCCGGACTGAAATGCAGGGATGGTCCGACGCAACCCCCGATATTCATTCGGTAGATTGGCGCGTCATTATGCTCACCACTCCCCACGCCTGAAACCCATGCGCTACAAAATCCAACTAGAAACCCCAAACGGATGGTCTGACCTTCGCGAATCAATCGACGGCGGACCGTACGAAACCTGTTTCTTTCCTACGCGCGAACTTGCGGATGCCGCGCGCGAGGAGTTTAGCGAACTGTCCGAATTCCTAGAGTCTACGCGCATCGTCCCCGCGAGCGTCCCCGAAACCGAGAATATCTACGCATGAAAACAACCCCATTTACCCCCGGCCCTTGGCGTCAAACCGGCCCTAACGTCCGCGCTGGCGACGCGCTGATTTGCTGGGCAACCAACCACCACGCGAACGCGGAAACGCCGGAGCCTGAGAAACTGGCAAACGCACGCATCATTGCCGCAGCCCCTCAAATGCTCCTTGCTCTCGAACGTCTCACCCACCCAATGGCCGACGACGAAGACCTAGACTACGCGCGGGAAATAATCGCCAAGGCGAAAGGAAACTAACCATGCACCCCCTTCTCCTCTCCGCACTCATCGCGGTCGAATCCGGCGGCAACGACCAAGCTAAAGGCCGTCATGGCGAGCTTGGCGCGCTTCAGATTAAGGCAATCCTTGTGCGCGACGTAAACCGGATCATGGGAACGTCCTACGCGCACCAGCAGGTAACGAATCGCCAAGTCTCCATCGACATAGCTACCAGATACCTCGCGCACTACGGACGCAACCTCAGCGACGAAAGTCTCGCTCGGCTCTGGCAAGGTGGGCCAAAAGGTCTTAGAAAGGCTTCCACGCGCGCCTATGCCAAGCGGGTCATGCGCGAGCTTTCCAAGATAGAAAACCAGCGGAACCAGCAATCAATAGCCATCAAATGAAACTAACCATTCAGAGCAAACAGAACGCCCAAACGATCATCGACCTGTTCAATGCGGTCATCAATGGCGAGATACAGGAGCATCAGGCGACGCCGCTCTCAATCTACGACGAGGAGAAGCATATTTGCTCCATCGTCGCGGCCAACGGCGAGCAGATTCTTGAGCTGATTATCGAACGCGAGGCAGGGGATAGAATCGCTCCAGCATTCGAAGGCAATCCGAACGACGAGAAGCTACCCTGACTATGACAACCGCAGAACTGGAGGCGCGCAATCTGTCGCTTGGAGAGCTGATAATGCTCCTGCCAGAGGTTAAAAACGAATCCGCGTTGCCAAGCGACATTCTCGCGCGCGAGCTTGGCTATCGACTGATGGCCGCGTCGAAAATTGCGAGCATTCTTGAAGACTCCCTTTTCTACGCGCGGATGTTCAAGGACTCCAACGACGAGGGCCGCTCGCGACGGGAGGAGATGATCGACGATGCGGTCGATCTTATCTCGCTCTTCCGCAACGGAGGCATCTATCCATGATCAGCCCCAAGCGCAATCTCTTCGCACCGCCAGCCTTCAAGGTGCAGATATCCGGCGCGATAGGCTGGTCAGACCTGAAGCAGCGCGTCGTCAGCTTTCAAACAATCGAATACGCAAGCCGCAAGGAGGCGGAGCAAGCGGCGAAGGAACTCAATCCCGGCGAATACACGCAGGGCCGCATTCGGGTCGTCCCGGTCGAGATGAGCGAGGACTACGACATCTATCCGATACCGGAGCGGACCAAAAATAACCCATGAGAACAATCCGAGAACTTCTGGCCGACATCGATGATGAGCTTCTGCTCATGGACGGCTTCGATGACTGCATCATTGGGATATGCCATAGCTTCGGCGGCGAGCCGGTCGTCGCCTACGACTATGAGAAGGTCATCGCCCAGCTTCAAAGCCACGGCATGACCTACGAGGAGGCGGTCGAGTACCATGAGTTCAATCAGGCCGGAGCCTATGTCGGCGAACTAACCCCCGTCTTCATCGTCCGCATCGAAAATCCAAAATCCGCCGGATAACTTTTTATCCGATGAGAGGTAGGCCACCAGCACCGCATCCAGCGCATCCAAAACCATGACTTTTGAACGATTCGATTCTAGCATCGAAAACACCGCATCCGCCACCAACACGCACCCGCGCCATCAAAACGCGCCAATGAGGCGTTTAGAGCGTTTGGCGAGCATTCGAACCGAGCGATTGAGCGATGGAAACGCATCTCTTCCCCAATATTCGGAACGGCTCGGGCGGCGCACACAGCCGCCCCGAGGAGCCGTTTCCGAATTTACCCCCCTTGTTTATAAGGGGGTAATGTTTATCTTTCAGATGAATAGCTACAAATTTAAGCTAACTTTCTGATGGAGAAATGTGTCGCATCAAATTCTCAGTTGACCGTGCGTAGTCTTCATTTCACTTTCTTTGCAGTATGAGTTATCTGGAAAACGGAGCAACACACCGCAGCATGTTCAGATTGATGCCGCCCCTGCATCACGACATCGACCCGAACCGCTCGCAGATTGTGGCCTACATCATGGAGAACACGGGCTGGGAGGTTGGCCGTGCGGTTGCCGCCTTCAACAGCATGAGAAATCCCCGGTCGAGGGTCTTGGTTTTCGACAAGGTTCATCGCGTCTGGAAGGGATGCGATTGGATGCCGCCGAAGGATGAAAGCTCGCATCAGATGATTCTGGCCGAGCATCGCGCCTTGGAGCGTCGAGTCATCGCGATGGACGCCGAACTCCGCAAGGCGACGCGAGAAATCAAAAGACTGTCCAAGCAGTTGGCCAACCTGAAGGAATCGGTTGTCGAGGATGACGATGAGGACGATGAAACCGAGGAGGAGTATCTGGAGCGACGCAAGATGGAGAACGTGCTTTTGAGCCACGATGAGGAGGAGAAAGAGCGGATCAGGGCAGCGCAAAAGGCGGCATGCGAAGGCTTGAAAAAGCGCGACGATCCGTCGTCCCAACTAGCCGCAAACATCGCCGCAGCATGGAGCTGAAAAAAACTTTCACTTCGCCATTGACTCTACTTCAGACAACTGCAACACTACGTCCGCAACAATGACCAATTTTCTGCAATCGGAACTAGCGCGCGAGGAGAACTCGCGACGGGGTTTTATTGGATTCCCTGATTCAACATCCGGTTGCGGCCCTCTCAATTCGATCTGGACTAGAGCGGAAGGAGAGCTTCCGACAGGCCGCAGTCTCAGCCCACTGAACACCTGATCGATGAAAGTCTACACCGCCAAAGACACGGCAGCGATGCTCCAGATTTGCACGGAAACCCTCCGTCGCATTGTTCGTCACGACGGCATCCAGCACCGAAGAATTGGCCGACGCATTTTGTTCACGGAAGCCGACATCGCCGCGATTCTTGAGAGTCGAGCAATGACCGGAGCCGTGAACCCGTACCAGCGCAAACAAAAACAGCAGACAGAGAATACAACCAATGAGCAGCAACCAAGCAGCCACACTGACGGTAGCAGTACCGTCTCAACCGACGCAGCCCCTAGCCCCGCAGCCTGATAGCGAATTCTATTCCCAAGCATGCACCTCGCTTGATTCGGTCAAGCAGCTTGGCGACTGGATAGCACACTCCGGCATGTTCGGAGCGACAAAGCCAGAGCAGGGATACGTCCTCGCTTTGGAGTGCATCGCCAGCAAGCAGACGCCATTGAGCTGGAAGAAGAGCAATCACCTCATCAATGGTAACATCACGATGAAGAGCGAGTCGATGCTCGCCGGTCTGATGGACGCCGGATGGGACATCGACTGGATTCAGTTCGACGGTCAGGCCGCGATTGCCGATTTCAGCAAGAACGCAAAGAAGGTGCGCGTGTCCTTCACATCGGACGATGCGAAGCAAGCTGGTCTTCTTCCGGCCAAACCCGGTAGCGGCTGGGCGAAGTTCCCCGCTGAGATGCTCCGTGCGCGCCTCATCAGCAAAGCGACTCGGATGCTCGATCCGCGCATCACGCAAGGCCGGTACAGTCCCGAGGAGGTGGCCGATTTCTCCGCCACGCCGTCAGCACCCGCTCCGACCGTGCCGACGCGCCAGACGGTCAATGTGACGCCGGAATCGACCTTCTCGCTCGTTGAGAAGCTGGAGCAGATTCTTGAGCCACATTCCGAAGCGGCCAATGCGTTCCTCATCAGCAAGAACCTCATCAAGCCCGACCAGAACTTCCGCGATGTCAGCACCAAGGTGGCCAACATGATTATCGCCGATGCGGACGGTTTCATCTCCAAGGCCAAGGCGTTCGCCAACCCTCCGACCGAATGAGTATTCTAAACCGCCACGTTAATTTCGACATGCCAGCCGAGAAGTATCACGCCATTGATGCTCTCTCCAAAAGCATGATGTCCAAGATCCTCAAGTCACCGGCTCACTACCGCGCCGCGCTGGAGGAGCATCAGGAGCCGAGCAAAGCGATGCAGATGGGGACGGCGATTCATACCGCTGTTCTGGAGCCGCATCTCTATTCGCAGGTTGTCGCCGTCATCCCGCCGGATATCGACGGTCGTACCAAGGAAGGCAAGGCGTGGAAGGAGATGCACAAGTCTCGCATCCATCTGACCCATGCTGAGGACATCGATGTGCAGGGCGTCGCCAACTCTGTCCGCCGCCATCCGTTCTGGGACATCACGCATCTCGACAACAAGATCGAAGCATCGGTCTTTGCTGAGGACGAACAGACTGGCCTACCTCTTAAAGCACGGCCCGACATGTGGGTCGAGGATCATACCCTGGTCGATGTTAAGACGACCGACGACGCATCGCCAGAAGCGTTCAGCCGAACCATCGGCACGTTTGCCTATCACATGCAGGCGGCGCATTACCTTGCCATGACCGGCGCGGAGAACTTCATCTTCGTGGCGGTCGAGCGTAAGGCACCGTACGCGGTCGGCATCTACAAGCTGGACGCCGAATGGCTTCAGGCCGGTGAGAACATGCGCCGCAAAGCAATCTCGACGCTGCATGAGTGCCGCGCACTGGACAGTTGGCCAGCCTACCCAACGACAACCATCACACTTTCATGCCCAAAATGGGTGCTGAATAAATCGGAAACCTAAACCAAAATCGAAACCTAACAATTATGTTCAAAGTCAATCGTAAGGACGCCGGAAGCAATTACATCAACGCTGAAGGCGAGTACACTGTCACCGTGATGAAGGTCGAAGAAAACCTCGATGTTAAAGGCCGCGAGGTCTGCAAGGTTACCTTCGCAACCGACGAAGGTGCGAGCATCACCGACCGCTTCATCAATCAGGAAAACACTTGGTTCCGCGTGAATCAGTTGGTTGCCGCCACGAACCACAACGTTCCCGATGGCACTGAGGTCGATTTCCTTGGAACCAAAGGCAGCTTTGCCAATTTCCTCAAGGCCATGATCGGTCTTCAGCTTGGCATCGTCACCCGCTTCGAGGAGTACGAATTCAACGGCGAGAAGAAGAAGACTCTCCGCCTCAAGGCGATGAAGCCGCTCGCTCCCGCCGCCCCTGAGGAGAAGCCGTTCTAATCAGCGCGGACATTTCGTGGAGGGGAGCGTATTCCCTAAATAACGCTCAATCAGCAAACCAGAGAATTCAAAATCGTATCCATGAAAGTCAGACTTGTAGCCATCACAAAACCAACCATCGGCGACGGAACAATGACCGCCTCCGATTTCATCACGTTCGCCGCGAGGGTCAGCAATCCGTCGAACCAGATGAGCCTTCTCACCGCACCGAAGCTATTGGCCTACTGCATCAAGCACGGCCATTGGAGCATCTTCGAACAAGCGAGCATGACCGTTGAAATCCAGACCAGCCGCGCCATCTCCGCCCAGATCCTGCGCCATCGCAGTTTCTGCTTTCAGGAGTTCAGCCAGCGTTATGCGCCGAGCGACGCAGCGGAGCCGGTCGAGCTTCGTACGCAGGACCGAGCCAATCGCCAAGGAAGCGGTGAAACATTTCCTCAGGAGTGGGCCAATGAGGTTGTTGCCAAGTCAGTCGATCTGGCGTTCAGAACCTATCGTACGCTGCTGAACGAGGGCGTTAGCCGCGAGACAGCGCGCATGGTTCTACCACTCTGTACGCAGACGACGTTGTACATGACCGGCAACATCCGCTCATGGATTCACTACTTTGACCAGCGGTGCGCCAAAGGCACTCAAAAGGAGCATCGCGACATCGCCACAGCCATCCGCGATACGATCTTCGCCAAGGAATTCTCCGTCATCCATCAAGCTATCGAGGAATCGAAATGACACGAGAACAAACCAAAGAAGCCATCCGCATCATGGATGCGTATGTGGATGGATACGAAATCCAGCATCGCATAAAGAAGTGCGATTCAAGAAGCGTGTTGAAGCCAGATTGGTGCGATACAGACGCGCCGTGGTGGGACTTTGACAGCTACGACTACCGCATCAAGCAGACGCTCCGCCCATGGACTGCGGATGAGGTTCCGCTTGGTGCGTGGATACGGTTCAAGAAAGCTCCATATGATCGGCATCTTCTTGGATGGGTATCCGGACAAGCTGACAGAGAGCTATGGCTTGAGGAACGTGAACACAGCACCGACGGCGGTAAAACGTGGTTGCCGTGTGGCGTCGTGGAGGAGGAGAAATGAGCGACACACCAAGAACGGACGGCTGTCTGACTGAAATTCTGGACGCTTACGGATTCGTTCATCAGGGCAACTGCCCACAGCGATGGGTCAATCATGCTAGAGAACTAGAACGCGAACTGAACGCAGCCAATCAAATCATCCGGCAGCAGCAACTGCTTGAGGAGGAGAACTTGAGACTGACTGCGAAAGTAGCGCACCTCTACGAAGGAGCGGAGGAGCAGCATCAGCGCATCAAGCGGCTGGAGGAGGCGGGGGATGTGATACTGAACGCAAATAACGACGATGAAGAATACGAAGCAATCAAGCAATGGTACAAAGCCAAGGAGGCCAAGCTGTGAAAACCTCAACCGAAACACTGATCGCAGCCATGCGGATGTTGTCTCAGGATATTCAATCCGACGATGGCGCGGCCAACGCGGCAGTCGCTGAAGCAGCGGAGCGACTAGCGGAGCAGCATATGCGCATCGCCCAACTAGAGCAGGAGAACGATGCCATGCGAGCGGATCTGTTGTTGTGGCGTGAGCAGGAGGCCAAGCCGTGAGTAGAATTTCACTTTTAGAACAATGCATGTACGGACTTGTAGCCGGTTGTTTTCTGTCCTTAGCCATCCTGTGGGGCGATCAGCTTGGCAAGAGCATGATGCGCGAAGAAGCCGTAAGGAAAGGCCATGCTGAGTGGGTGGTCGATTGCGCGGGTAAAAATCAGTTCAAATGGAAGGAGTGCAAATGAGCGACTACACAATACCAACGTCGAATACGGTGACTACAATCGACGCACAGGCCACAAAGATCCGCGAGCTTCAATCCGATGTGAACGAGCTGAAAGAGCTGGTCGAGTACCTGCAAGATCGGATCAGTAAGCTGAAGAAGGCTGGAGACGACTTGGACTCATGGCTAGGCCGAGAAACACCAGTCACGGTGCGAATCAACTGGAGACAGGCCAAGGAGGACAAGCTGTGAGTGACTTCAACAACAAGCTGGTCGTCGACCTATTTGAGGAACGCGACAAACTGCGAGCAGAGAACGAAGCGTTGAAGAAGCGCATTGAACGAATCGAGGACGCTGGGGACAGCATTCTGGTTTGGATGATGTTCAACAGAAGCCACATGGGTGGCATGGATGTCGATTCCGCTTTGCGTGAATGGAAACAGGCCAAGAAGGGGGCAAAGCCGTGAGCATCTCACCAGACCTCTCAGTCGCGTTCGTCTACAAGCACAAGATGACCAGCGAAGTGCTTGTGGTGGACATCGACCGCGCACGGGAACTCGACGCAGCCAGACCATATTGGCAGCACGTTTCCACGGTGGACCCTATCACACTGCTTCAACTCATCGTGCGAGCAAAGGGACGCGAGCGGAACACGATCATCAAAGAACTAAGCGAGATACCATGAGAACCGACACACCCATGACAGACGCCGTTTGCTGGCCATTGATACCGGGAGACAAACACCCGGCGAACCAGGTGGCGCCGGCTGAAGTCTGCCGCAACATCGAGCGAATGCTCTACGCCGTCGAGCACCGGGCCGATGTGCTGGAGGCTGTCCTGGCTGAGATCAAGAGGAAGGTCGAGGAATGACCAAGCACCTGCACGAACTCCCACCAGACCACCGTTTGCGTAACGTAGCCATCCAAGACATCGACGTCCGGATCAAATGCCGTCACACCGGCGCCACCCGGGATCCGCGCAGCTGGAAGATAAAGGCCGATACCTACAACAGGTTGGGTGAAACATGGAAGGCCAACTTCGATTTCATCATCCAGCCAGCATGACCACCCACTATTACGGCTACCTGCGCAGCGCGTGCGGACGATCCCTGCCAAACCTCACCGAAGATAAATCCAAAGTGACCTGCATCTCATGCCGAAGAACCCACCTATTCCACCGACCCGACTCAACACTCTCGCAGAACTCTACCAAGCCGCCCAAGCGAAGAAAGCCGTGACCGTTGGAATGATCCACCGCAAGCCGACGCCGGCAGCATGGGTCCTCAGCTACCAAGGCTATCTGATTCACCGGCTTCTGGAAACCGGCATCTACCTCTACACGAAACCCACTCCATGACCTACTCCCAATCAGGCCAGCTGCCAGCACACCAGTACTGCTGGGTCGATGCCTCGTTCATAAGTAATGAGCACGGGTTCAAACCCTGCGTCTGGTTCGGCTTGGTCTCGATCCCTGGACGTGCCTGGGGCTGCACGGTCATGCTGGAATGCGGCGCGATCTACCGGGCTGTGCCACCGCACGCGCTAGCATTCCATGAGAACCCAGAGCCTGACTGGCGCATCGAGCACGCTCAACGCTGGGACTGCTACGGCCGGGAGTTCTCGACGATCGAGTACACCTATCTGCGCGGCGTCACCGCCGAGGCGAAGGCTGGTAGCCTGCTTCGCAAAGGCCAGTACCTCTTCACCGCCGCGCCCATCGACGACGGCTTCTCTCGGTATCCCGAACAGGCCAAGGAGTTCTGCTTCATCCAACTGGACAACGGCCGGCTCACGATCCAGCCGACCGACAAGGTCCTGTTCCACGACTACTCTTTCTGTGCGCCCGAGTGGCCAACGGATCTCAAAACCACAACCGAAATCTACAGCTGCGAATGAACCTCATACACCGCATCAAAAAACTCCTCGGCCTCATCAAACCATTAGGCCGGCCGCGCATCCCAATCGAGAAGCAACTGGCAATCAGAGGCGCGCCACCGCACGTGACCGATGTCGAGCTAGCACATATCCTTGATGTCTCTTACGCAACCATCCAACGCTACCGTCACAACCATGGAACCCAATGCCGCAAACGACGAACTCTCCAGATTCAAAGCGATAGCCCACCAGCTGCATGAACGCATCGCCTGCGGCTGTCACCCAGATCCATGCTGGACCTGTCAGCAGGTCTCGAAGCGCTACATCGCCATGACCCGTGAAGACGCCCGCATCATCGAAGCAATCCACCGGCATCCATCGGATCGCTCTCTCCGGTAACCGGGTTGTCGTGATCGACACCAAGGACCTCAGCGAGCGCGCTCGCAAGGATCTCATTGGAATCTGCGTATCCAACTCGCAGGATCCTGACGCGCTCCTGGAGAATCTCCGCAGGATTCCAGGCGTGCTATCAGCCAACTTCGGGTAACCGACGTGGTCGGGATGGTTTCTTAGTTTTTCCCATCCATCGGCTTGGTATCGGCCTATCCCTCTCTCGGTCTGGACGCCGGGGGAGGGAGCCCAAATAAAAACCCCCTAGGACCTCTCAATCCTAGGGGGCTAGACAACTATGAACAGCACTACAAGCGGTGGTATCCTACTTCTTACGACCCCCAACCGCAAGTGTTTTGATTGCCCGATCGCGAAACTCCTTTGACGGACGGAACACGACCTTCGGCCGGGGCGGAATCGCGATCTCGACATCGGGCTTCAGCGGGTTCCGTCCGATCATCGGCTTGGTCATTCGGGTCTCCAGCACGCCGAATCCGCGTACCTCAAACCCACCTGCCAATGTTGCGTCCATCATCAGGTCGAACATCCGATCGACAATCTGCCGGGCGTGAGGCACCAGCAGACCACACTCCTCGGCTAGCGCATGGATCAGGTCAGTCTTTGTCATCGGGTTTGCTTTGCGATTGCACCAACTCCTCGATCGCACGCCGAGCTACCATGCCGGCGATCAACGCGGCAGACGGCTCAGGCACGGTGCCATCGGTGGGCAGCGGCGGTTCGGAGTTAATCAACAGGCTGAATCCACCTTCAGCGTCCTCGATCACGATGGTTACTTTGCGATTCATTGCACGATCCTCCCTTGAGCACGGACGGTGCGGCCAACAGCGGCGACGACTCGGGGGTCGGTGACAGGCTGGATGGTCTTCACGATCTGGTTGACCTGCGTGTTGCCGCCCGGCGAATTCACGACCACGCCCTGCACCCGCACGGTGCGGCGCTTCTCGTTGATCTCCTTCATCTGGTCGGAACGCCGCTGGCGATCTTCATCAGTGATGGTCTTCGGTTTGCCACGGCCGCGACGGCCGAGTTTCGAGGCTGCAATCTGCACCTCGGTTGGTTCAACTGGTGTTTCGTTTTCCATAATCTGTTCCCGCGTTACTGGCGCGGAGAGGGTGGTCGGACACGCCGGCCACCGTGCTCCGTGTCATTTCGCTGCGACGACTCGGTCATGCACTCGCTTCCAGTACACCCCGCCCGGGCGTTTCCACCCGTTCGGTCCGTGATGCCAGATCAGTGCAAGGTCCCTGTCAGTCGCCGGCCGGCCGATACGCTTCGACCAGTGGGTCAGGTAAATATCAGCCACCTTCGTGGCAACGACTCGGTTGGTCATGTCAGCCCATCGGTAATTTCCCCCGACGACTCGGTTGACGTCCGTGACGACACAGCGTCGCACCTGGAGAGCACCGAGTTCGCCGTGCCGGCCCCGAGCCAGGTCGTTTCCGCCGGATTCCACGGCGATCAGTGCTGCTAGCAGTTCAGGTTTCATGCGTAACCTCAATCTCAATCAGTACACCGTAATCCGTTTCCCGCAGTAGTCAACGGCCAACACGACCAGATCCCGAGCGGAATCCTTCGTCAGTCGGCGCTCACGACGGCGCAGACAACCGGCCAGAAACTCCTCGGCCCCGACCGGCAGGTCACGACCCCACCTGCGGATTTCCCGCGCTAGCAGCAGGGCATCGTAGGCCGAGAGCATCGGACCACGGACGGACTCAGGCCCGACCAGCGCGGCCAAGCGGGTTGAAAGTTCGGCTTCGGCGAGGGTCATTCGTCCTCCCCGGGCAGGTGGTTCAGACTTGGCTTCCGGTACGTGCTGCCGTCGATCACGTCCGCATCTGGGTAAGCGATCACCGCCTCATCCAGCGTATCGAAGTCATCCAGCCAGACGCGCCGGCTCTGGCCTTCCAGCACGGATCCGCGCTCGTAGACGCCGTGCTCGTACACCGTCCAGCGGTCCGTCGCGTAGGTCGCACCTCGGCCGCGCTCGATGGTCAGGTCACTCATTGCCACGCTCCTTCATGTTGGCCAGCACGTCCCGCACTGCCGCCCCGATTATCATCCTTGCGTGACCCGGCCACCCGCCTTTTAAGCGCTCTGCGACACGGTCAATCAGCGGCTCGTAGTACCCTTCCGGGATATGCTCTTGAGCCTCCAATTCAGCTATCGCTAGCGCGGCCAGCGCCACTCTCGTCAGAGTGTCCAGACTGGCGTTCTCCATCCGTGCGCCGAGCATCGCAGCTGCGAAGGCGGCATCAAAGGCGTTAGGTTCACGTTTCACAACGCACCTCCCTTGGCCACCTTCAGCACCGCCTGAGCCCGATCAAACAATTCCGCCGGCATATCGTCGCCGCCGTCCGATTCCATCCACCATTGGAGGATTCCGTCCAATGCCGCCAACAACTCCGGAGCCGCTGCGATCAGGCCAGCGTCGGCTTCCATCGCGGGTGTCGGCATTCCGTCGTATTCGGCATCCCACGTTTGAGCGACTCGGTTTTTTCCGGCGTAAATCGTGCATCCTTGTGTGTGCCACGGGCCGGGGGTGTAGTGTTGTTCTGTCTTCATAGTTTTTCTGGTCAGTCCTTACTGGGGACCGATCCGCAGGTGGCTCGCCTGTCACGCCAGCCACCGCCGGGTCAGTCCTCCATGTAAACCTTTTCGAGGTCCGCCCGGTCAAACACCGGCTCACCTTCCACGGTCAACACCGTCACCCGGTCCCCGTCGATCGCCTGAACGAATCCGGTTATCCCTCCCGGGCACGTCACCACGTCCCCGAGCCCGAGCGTCTCCCTCCCCTGCACCGCCGACACCGCCAGCAATTCAACTCGGCCGGCGTGCTCGCGGTTCATCTTCTCCAGCTGCGCCATCCCTTCCGCGTTCCACGCCACGGCCACCGGCCGCATCCCGTCGGCAATCTCCTGAGCCTGAGCCTTGAACGCCTTCGGGATCCAGCTGACCGCCGCTGCGACGACTCCGGTCGGGATCGGTAGGTCACGCCATTCTCCATCCACGGTCCCGGCGAACACGGCCCGGCCGGCCAGCAGCTGCTCGCCCCCGAGGATCCAGTGGTCCGCCCCGTCGCGGAGCATTCCCTCTTCGTCAATCCAGCAGTCAACGCCGGATCCGCACCGCACGCACTCCAGCAGGTCCGCCCCGATCCATTCCCGGGCACTCTCGAAAGAGTCCAGCGCCGGCGTGATGGTTCCGGCCGCTGGGTCAACCCGCAGGGTATTAAACCGCACCTGTCCTTTGTTTTTCTTCATGGCATCTACTCAACAACCGGGACCGGCCCGGCACCGTCGGCCCACTCTGGGCAGAGAGGACCAGCCCCGCAGGGCCGGCCGTGCTCTGCTCAGGCCGGGATTCCCAGCACCGCCTCGGCCTGTTCTTTCAGCCACGCCGCCCGGCCGTCGGGCCTGATTGCCGATAGCTTTTCGATGTTCAGGACTACGTCCCCGTCGGCCACCGTGATGGTCCCGCCGCAACCATACCCGGCCGGCAGGTCCGCCACGGTCTCCATCCAGCGGAACGCCACCCGCCGGAACGCTGAGGGATGCATCCCGGCCACAACCCGTGGCAGGTCCAGCGGCTCTTCGGCCGCTTTCAAACGGTGCCGGATTTCCAGCATCGTTGACCCCCACGCCACGGCATAGGCGACCACGATTTCCACCCGCACGCCTCGGGCTTCCAGCGCATCGGCCGCCGCCGCCAGCATGACGGCCGCCGTGCGCATCATTTCGGCCGTCACGTGATACGCCACCCGGCCACCGAGGAGGAGCCGGACAACCCGCCCCGCCGCCGGCACGGGCTCAGGCATCCAAGCCACCATGTTCTCGGGCTCGCCTTCCAGATATCGCGCCACGTCGGCATCATCGCCGGCCACGTCCCAAACGGGGGCCGGCCGCTCGCACGTCAGACTGTCGGCCGTTTCGGCGCCCAGCTGGGCACTCAGGGCCCGGGCCTGTTCGGCACCTTCCGGCCACCCGTCGCGCATAATCTGGACCGCCTCCGCATAAGATCGGCTCCCAGTAAATTCCGCCGATCCAGACTCGCTGGAGTCGCGATCCAGAGCCAACCGGGGCCCCGGGCTCAGGAACGCCGCCAGCCCGTCGCATTCGATCGTGGTCCGCTTCACTTGCAGCCCCCTTCCACTCGGGCCCGGGCATCGGCCGGCATCCCACGCCAGAGGACCATTTCCTCAACCCAGAACCGGCCCACGCCGGCCGCTAGCAGCGCCACGCCGGCCTGAGTCGCTCGCGGCGAAACCACGGCACGCACCTGTTGTTTCTCGCACGCCGCACGCACGGCACGCACCCGGCCCAGCCACCCGGCCGGATCCACCAACCCGCCCCGGGCCACGTCCAGCGCCGGAGCCGGAGCCGGGAGGCCGATCATCGCGGCTTCCAGTCCTTCGTCCACTGGCCAGTCCAAAACGGCGAAGCGGTCCAGCGTGGCGGCGTCCAGCTGGTTGCGGCCCACATACTGCCGGGAGGCCCCCTGCCCGTAGGTGTTCGCCCCGGCCACCGTCAGAAACCGGGGGGACCGGCTCACCATACCGGCCGGCGTGGCCATCACGTCGCCGGCCAGCGCCGCATTCAGGACCGTCAGCACGCCGGCGTTTCCAGCGTCAATCTCGTCCAAGAGGAACACGCCGCCGTCGCGGTAGGCTTGGACAAACAGGCTCTCCCGGTAGGTCCCCCCAGCGTCGATGAAGCCCAGCAGGTCAGACTTGGAAGTCTGGGGCCCGACGCTCAGGCATGAGAACCCAAGCCCGAGGGCCTCCGCCGCTTTCCGTGCCGCCGTGGTTTTCCCGGTGCCGGCCGGGCCCACCAACAACACGTTCAGGCCGACGGCCAGCGTCTGAAGCAACAGGGGAAACCGCTCATGCTGCCGGGACATTTCAACCTCGGGCCGATCGGGGACCACAACCCGAATCGTCGGCGGGGCCGGGATCTCTTCGCGAATCAGGGCCCTCACCCGTTCCTCGTCCATCCCGGGGGCCGGCATGAGTGCGGCCAGTGCGGCCGTCAGTGCCGCCGCTGGATCGGATGCAGGGGCCGGGGCCGGCCATGCATTGGCCCGGAGGGCCGATTGCAACGTGGCTTTGGAAGCGCCGGCAATTTGCATTCCAGTGCCAAGCTTCAGTTTCCGGCATTCATCGCGGAGGGCTTGCACCGTCGCGGTTTCGATTTCGTTGTATTCCATAGTTTCGGTTTGGTTTGGGTTAGTGGTTGGGGAGTCCGGCCTGAGTTTCGAGCCAGCCCAAAAGGGCCAGAACAGCCAGCGCCAGCAGCGCCAGCGCTACGTTTCGGAGAGTGCGTTTCGTTGTGTTTTTCATACCGTGGAGCCGTAGTCTTGCATAGAGCGCTTTATGTGTCAACCCCTCAGAATCAGATTTCACGGAAAACCTCGGCAAACATTGGTTGAAATTGGGGTTGCGTCAGTCATTGTCAGTCATGCCGACGCTAGAAAAAGTCACCCCCGATTTGAGCCCGAAAAGTCTGAGCCGAAGAGAACACCGGACGGGGACGGTTCTAGCGGTCGCAAGGGCCACGCTGCCGGCTCAAATGGTTCTCCGCCTGCGTCGCGTTGCCGGGGACCTCGGGGACATTGCCGAAAACCCGACCGCACCTGCCGACGAAAGGATCTCCGCCGCCAAGGCCATGGTCTCGGTGCAGGACCAGCTAATCGACCTCCTCGGGATCCCCCGCCGCCCCGCCGCATCTGGTGGAAAGCGCCCCTCCGCCCCGATGCTGGACGTGAGCCCGGCCGTTCCCCCTGACCTCGGTGCCTGAGCCGGTGCTAGCATGGCCGGCCGACGGTGCTAGCACGGCATGCTGCCCGGGTCTCTGGCCGTGGGACCCATAAAGGATACCTTACGGGCTGGACCGTCCCCACGGGGTGGGGTGGGAGGGGGCCCGGCCCGGTGACTGGTCGCCGTGGGACCCCCTCCCCAATACCTAGGACACTTTCCAAACCAAACTAGGGGGTTAGAGGGGGCTAGTAGGGGTATCCTCAGACCCTCACCCCACGTTTTTGCCCTCATTCTCAGCACTTAACTCTCTTCTGGTAGTGGTAGTATGGGGTAAAGCTGATATTAATGGTTCCGCAATGCGGGTTTATGTGTGGCTTCGTCGGCAAACGAAGCAGAAACGTTTCCTGCATTTGGAACCAATAAGTTTAAGCCACCCCCCTACTTTTCGGATTATTTTCCGGAAACCCTTAAGAACCAGGCGAAAAACGCTGGTGAGGGTACGGCTACACCCCTCACAGGCCCTACAAAACACCCCCTACTAGAGGGGGTGAGAATTTACGCGTTTACTTGAATGACCAGATGATGACTCGCTCTTTGTGCCTTTTCTTCACCAATTTCGGAAAGTGCTTTGCCAGGAGTCGAAGATGTAGTTCGAGGGTTTCGATCTTGGGTCGAGGGTTCAGTTGAGCCTCCCAGATATCCTTGAGGGTATGTGTGCCGCCGTCTGGGAAGTCGATTTCTCGGCCTTCGTTGGCTATGATGAGGTCGATCTTAGGGCAGTTGTAATTCGAGGTGATGGAGAATTCTGTGATCTCCAGATGCGGCATGAGTTTCGCCAGCATCACTGCTCGTTCCCAAACGGCAGGATGGTGTACACCACGGTGGAGTCCTCCGTCTGCTCGCAGGCGCATGAGTCGGGTGAGGATATTCACTGTGGATCCTTGATGAAGGTGTCGATGAGGTCGTATTCCTCGGGGATTTCCCGGACTCGCCAGGGGCGGTTAGAGCACTTGGTCATGCGATCAAAGCACTTAGTCGCTTCGTTGAAGATCCGTAGACGACGACCGAATGAGGTGAGCGTCTCTGGATCGCGGACGTAGGCCTTGAGTTCAGTGGTCGTGCCTGTCCATCCAACCGGAGGCAGGTTTTTGATCCAGTTGAATCCATGGCGGTACCCG